AAATATTGACCAAAGACAGCCAGTGGATTAAGAGTTTTTTCAAGTCATCGAAACAAATGCTTGATGACATCGATCTATTGGTAAAGAACAGCAAGCCACACTTGAACGGAGAACGGTTTTTGACCGATAAAGAAGTCTCTGAAAAACTAAAAATTAGTCGTAGGACGTTGCAAGACTACAGAACACAGGGCAAGATTGCCTATATCCAACTAGGTGGAAAAATACTTTACAAAGAATCTGACATTGAAAAGATGTTAGAAAGTGGATATCAAGAATCAATTGAGTAGCTGTCTACTGACAGTTGGTAATTAAACGATAATGGCAGAGGCTTTTAAAGCTCCTGCCATTATTGCAACCTAGTTTTCATTGACAAGGCTCTTTTTCATTTTCTTAGTGTTTTCTTCTTGTTTTTCTATATTCCGTTTGAAATTCTGATTAAGTTTGATGCCTACGGGCATAGTTTTATCTTCAAAGACAGCATATTTGTCGGTAATTCGTTCTGAAAGCAACTTCATATCTTCGTTTACCTTTTTGTTGGTAATCTTGGCATAGATTTGTGTGGTGGCTATTGAACGATGTCCCATCATTCGGCTAACGGTCTCAATCGGTACACCCTGCGACAGCGTAATATGTGTTCCGAAGTTATGCCTTGCTAAGTGAAAGGTAATATGTTCAATACCGCACAATACAGCTATTTTCTCTAAGTTTTTGCAAATACAATTAAGTGATATCATGTTGAATATTTTATCGCTCTTACGATCATTTTGGTATTTGTCGATAATTTGTTTGGGTATATCCAACAGGCGGATGTTACATTCACCTTTCGTCTTCTGCCTTTTGATGGAAATCCACAGACTACCATCCAACTGTGTTGTAATATTTCTTTGCGAAAGGTTCCGTATATCCGAATATGCCAAACCTGTAAAACAGCAGAAAATGAACATATCCCGTGTATGGCAAACCTTCTTAGATTCTATATGAATCTGCATAATTTTATCTATTTCTTCAGATTTCAAATGTCTGCGCTGTTTTTCGGGCTGCTCTGCAATATAGTTTACAAACGGGTCACGGTTGAGTATTCCTTGATGAACTGCTCTACGGATCATCTTTTTTAATATTATCAGATGACCTAATATCGTGCTTTGCTGCATCTGCCTATTAACACGCAAATAGAAGTCATAGGCATCAATAAAGTTCAGGTTGAGTTTGTCAAGGGCAATATCTTCCATCCCGTATTTCTGTCTTATGAAATTGAACAAATGACCGTATGACCGCAAGTAAGAGGAGTAAGTATCTTTCACCCTATTTACACCAACCCGTAGCTTGAACTCTTGGTTATGTTCATTAAAGAGCTTCAGCAACAGTTCTTGTTTTCGTCCGATACCGTACAATGCATTTTTTACCAGTTCGGCGGTAACATAGCCTTGCTTATTTACCAGTTCAGCATAAAACTTATTTATCTCTTGGGTAAGGCGATCGATGGCTCGGTTTACTAAAATGGATTGGTTGCTTTTACCTATGGCTCTTCCTGCCTTTGTATCCCAAAGAATGGAGTCTACATCTGTCTTGGTACTGAATTGGGCTACTTTTGTATCTATGGTTATTCTACCCATAACGGGACATAAACCATTTTGCTTAACCTTATCTCTATTCACGTAAAACAAAACAGTAAAGGTGCTACGCCGTTTCTTGTTGAGGTTATCATTATTAGTGTTGTTATTCTTGTTGTTATCGTTGTTGACATTCATTTTGATATTCTTGTTGTCATAGTTATTATCATTATTGATTTTGATATTGTTGTGATTATTGTTATTGTTGCTGTCATTATTTTTACTATCCTGTTTCATGGCTTTATCTATTTAGAGTCTTTGTTTGAAATTCTCATTTTGGGTGTTATTTCATTTTGCTAATTGGTATTTATTTTCCATTCGTATTTCGAGGGCTTTCATATCCTCGTTGATTTTGTCATTGGTGATCTTGGCATAAATCTGCGTGGAACGTAAATCCCGATGTCCCAACATACGGCTCACACTCTCAATGGGAACACCTTGGGAGAGTGTAATCTCACTCGCATAGGTATGACGTCCCATGTGGAAAATCAACCGTTTATCTATTCCGCAAAGTTTTGCTACCTTTTTTAAGTTGACATTCAAGCGTCCACAGCTTAACATCAAAAGCAGCTTATCATCTTTGGTGAGTCCTTTATACTTCTCTATAATTTGCAAGGGAAGTTCCAGTAAGGGAATATGGCAGGGTGTTCCTGTTTTCTGACGGCTGGTAGTTATCCATAGGACACCATCATCGGCTCTAACAAGGTTCTTCTGAGTAAGGTTACACATATCCCGAAATGCTAAGCCGGTAAAGCAGGAGAACAAAAACATATCCCGGGTAAGGTATCGGTTGGGATGATCCAGTGGGGTGGTCATTATTTTATCCAACTCAGCACGGGTAAGGTATTTTTGTTCCGCTTTGGGTCGTTCGGGGGTATAACCATCGAATGGGTCACGGGTAATAATACCTTCATGGATTGCCAGTTTTATCATCCTGCGCATTGTGCGGGTAATACCCAAAATGGTGTTGGGTTTACGCTGTAATTCAACACGCAAGTAAAAGTCGTAAGATGTAATGAATGAGAAATCCAATGCACTAAATGGAATATCAGACAGATTGTATTTCTTGCGGAGGAATTTAATCAGATGCTTGAGTGAAATATCATATTGTTGGTAAGTGGTCAGTTCTCGGTTAATGCCTACACGTTTCTTAAACTCCTGGTTGTGTCGCACAAAATACCTGACCAATGTTTCCTGTTCTGTGGCGATGCCCTGAAAGGCATTTTTCACTTGCTCAGCCGTGACCTGCCCTTTATTTTCGAGGATTTCCTTGTGATGGGCGTTGATAGACACGTTGATTTTGTCTAAGGTCCGGTTTAGTTCTGTGGCTAGTCTGCTTTTGCCATTTGCTCTTCCTGAGGGAGTATCCCAAAGGGATACAGGTACATTCATTTTGGCACTGAACTGCACCATCGTTTTACCTACAGTGATTCGTCCCATTACTGGACACATCCCATCTTCTTTTGCTTCGTTCTTTTTGAGGTAGAACAGAACCTTTAATGCATGTTTCATAACTCTTTTTTTAGTTTTTAAAATTACTAATTGTAGAGTTATTTGACGGCGTGCAAAACACAGTAGTTCAGCGCATAACAATCAACTTTTGACTGTATTTTCAACTTTTATCTCCAAAACTCGAAAAATCTCGGTTTTTGGTGACGAAAGTAGTTGTCAAGTCAGCAGATTGGCAGTTCTTCTTTTACTTTATCCGAACCCAAAAGGGTAATGGATAAGTAACGGAACTCTTGCTTAACTTCGCTATAATCTGCTTTTTAAGCATGTAGCAATGTAAAGCGTTTTCGTGCGTATTACTCCACTTAGTCAGCAGGTTGCATCGTTTATCCCGTTATTGCTTTTGAGATATATAGTTTTGCCACAACGATTACATTAGCAAAAGGCGTCCCAATTGAGACTGTAAGTAAGATGCTTGGACATACCAATATTAAAACTACACAAATTTATGCTCGTATAACCGATAGTAAAATTAGTAATGATATGCAGGCACTTGCAGGCAAATTACAAGGGATAGAAAAAATGTTCAAGATATAGTATTATCACATTGTTTTAATCAAAAAAAATCAATTACTAATTTTAAAGTGAGCCCCAAAAGTTAGATAATAACTTTGGGGGCTCACTTTTATTGAAATAGTAATAAAAACGATTTGCCATTCATATTGCAATAGTGCAATTTGCTCTTTAAAGGGCATTACCTTAGTGTTGGATAGTCTACCTTGAGTATTATGTCAAATCCTGATTATCTAACAGCTCATCATATTTAACACAAACGTCACGATTTCAATTACTGTTTCTATCGATTTCCGATTTTAGGTATTTCCATGTTACTTGACTGTTGATTATTATTCATATTTTATAAATGCTCAAAAATGGAACTTGATGAACTTATTATTGGCAATCTTTTTTACCGTTATTCCAGTATTTTCTCATCTATCAATAACGGTTTTGCTTCTGAACCGTATAATTTTTCTTCAAGCTTTTCTGTAAGGTTCATAATCTGGCGATTTAGTTTGACTAGTTCAATGGTTACTTTTTCTAATTTAGCCAGCATAACAAGTGCCTTTTTCTCCGGAAAAGATGATTTTAAGGATCTCACTACCTGATTGTAATTGACTCCAATAGCACGAAATTGAGAATAAAATGTCGTCAATCGCATATAATAATCTATCGCTACCTTATCCAATTCGATAACCTTTAAGTGTTTGTTAAAGATGCAAGTCGTAATGAAATATGCTTTCACTTTCATTCCAGACTCATCAAAACGACCTAAGAACGCAGCATTCTCTACCTCAGTCAGACTTATAGCATATCGGAATATAGCAGGATCACTCTTTGGAGTCCTGCCTACTTTGCGTCTTTGAGGCAATTTAATCTCTCCTTTACTCTCTTCTTTATTCATATTGGTTGAATTTTACTTTTGAGCTATTTGCTCCATAAATACTTCTTATAAAACACCGACTTTGGAGGTGTTTTCACCCTGAAAGGGCAAGTCATTTTGAGATGCTGAAAGAATTTCAAGCATCTCAAAATACAACTTGCCATTTGCTAAATGCAAATACGATTAGCTTTAAATCCTGCATATAGTTTATTGAAATTCTTTCC